CTTATAGTAACATTGTGTTTTTAAGTTCTGATAATTTTCACCTTTTAAAGCTTTACCACCATTCATAAACCCTATACAACCACTAAAGGCATCTACTACACCACCACCTACACCGTCCTGGTCAATCACTACCTTACTATTCGGTATTTGATTTGCATTCTTTAAATCGTTTATTTTAGAAACTATCTCCGGTATGGTATTTTTGTCTATTGATACAATCTTTTCTGCCCTTAATCCATTCCATAAAATAATAACAGATTTATCAGCACCTAAACGAGCAACATCGCAAGTGATATATTTAGTTCCTTGTGCCACATATGAATTAGTGAATGTATCTTGTAGGCTATTATATTCAAATAGTAGTGCATCATCATCAATGTATTCCCAATTACCATACAAAAGCCTTTCTCTACTTATCTTATCTAACTTTTCAAGCTGGGAAACATAGTGTTTAGAAATAGCCTTATTATCTGTTACAAGGGATTTAACAAACTTCTGATGTTTAGGTAAGTCATTAGTAAGTGATGGCTTGTAATACTTAGAATACAACCAACCTTTTGATGGGTTGCAAGTCAGTAGTGTCTTAGGTATTAGATTATAGCCCTCTAATTTATATCTAATACGGGAATTTAAAACACTAACTGCCTTGCTTGTAACCTCTGCTGCTTCATCTATAAAAGCATCTGTAATTTCCAAACCACCTAAAGAAGTAAATAATGGGTCTGATGGATATAAGAATAAATCCTTTAAATATATTACTGATTTGTTATAGAATGTAATTGTACTGTCTGATGCATTATATCTGAAATCTACATCGGGTGTTAAACCACAATAATCAACTGCAACTTCAAAGAATGTATTTAATGTTGTAGCTTTTAAGTTCTTTAATTTTGACCTACCTATTACGCTTCTTGTACCCGGATATTTTAATCTGCGTATTATCTGCCATAAACAACCGGTAAAAGTTTTAGAGCCACCTGCACCACCTCCAAACAATACTTCTGTTGTATGGTTATCCTCTAAGTATTTAAAGCATTCAATTTGCTTCTTAAATAGTTTAATCTTCGGATTCTTCATCGAATGGCATTATATCTATTTTAATGCGTTCTGCTGAACCAATATTAATATCTGACCTTTCAACATATCCTCTTTTCTTTCCTTTAGTCTTTAGGTAGAATATTGTAGCTGATGTATTACCATCGCCTATTTGTTCGTGTAGTTTACTTTCTGCATAATCTAAAGCAATGTTTTGTATATCATCTACTGCCTTTGCAAATTCAGTATCATCTTTTAACCAGTTGTAATATTGTGTTCTACCTACACCAACTTTTTTACAAGCCGTTGTAACAATACCTAAAGATTTTTCAAGTGCTTCTAATATTGCTTTTTTATGTTGTTCGGTTTTGTTCATATTACAAATTTAATTGTATAGTAAATTCATTTGCTTTTCTTTTTACTTTTGAAATCATAGATGGATATTCTATTATCAGCTTTTTAATAGCTTTTCTTTCAATATCAATAGTTCTGTAATCTTTACAACCACCATCGGTTGTCCAATGCTCATTTTCCCAGTGTAAATATCTTATACCTAAAATACCACCCTTATCTTTTATGTGTCTTAAACAAATCTCATAATCTTCTTTTACTATATATTCTTCATTAAACATATACTCTCCATCATTAATTAACCCCATACAAGAAGCAGTTAAATAAGTTCTAAATAATATAGGCTTGTAAGGGTGTGTACCTCTTGGCGAAGATTCTGTTCGTACTCCCCACATTTTATATTTTAATTCATCACACATAGAAAAAAACTTAGCAAATTCTTCAAGCCAAAATTCTTCATTTCTTATCTCAACTTTTTTACTTTGTCTTTTTTCAAGTTTTGTATATCCACAACTTTTTACATCATCATCTATAAATACAACTTCCCTTTCTCCACAATTTTTTAATATCCAATTTCTTGTAGGTGTAATTCCTCTTACATTCATAGGTACTGCAACTACATTTTTAATAAATTGCTCGTATTGGTGTACTTCGCTTTCTGGTACATAAAACACACAATTAGGCAAAACTTTTTGAGTAGTCGTTCGACCTGCTCTGTTTTTACTTGGTACTGCTATTATCATATCTTTTTATAAAATCTTCATAGGTTAATACTCTTTCCGTGCTAATACTTTCTAATGGGCTACCTTTTTTATATCCACCACGCCTTACTAAACCTAATTTTAATTTCATTTTTAACTTTTCCCATTCAACAGAATTTGGCTCGCATAAAATAATAATATATTCTTTTGGTGGCTCTAATTGTACGCTTTGTGGTAACTCTATTTCTTCATCTTCTTCTAAACCATCAATATCTTCATCTAATTCATCTAACCAAATATCCAAACCCCATTGCTCAACTTTTTCTTTTTCCCAATCATTTGCCAATAAATCCCAATCCCATTCACCAAAACCTACATTATCTTTAATTATAAATTCTTTCTTTTGTGCTTCGGTTAAACCTTTAGCTACCTTAACTGGTATATCTTTTAAACCAGCTTCAACACAAGCTTTATATCTCATATTACCACCTAAGATAATATTGTCTTCATCTATTACTATTGGTCTAAGTTTTAACATCTCCGGAAACTCTTTAATTGAATTTACAAGCTTGTCAAACTTATTACCTCTTATAACTCTTGGGTTATTTTTGTTTGGTTTAATTAGTTCTATCTTCATTACTTTTCGTATTCTGTTACTATTTGGTTAAGCCTATCTAAATTCTTCCTAACACAAGGCGAACAACTTGATGATTCTACTCTAAGTCCTAAATACTTTTCTGAATACAATCTAAGTTGTTGTTGCTGGATATTTGTTATACTATGTTTCGTACTTTCTAATAATTCTTTTACTTCTAAGTATTCTTCGTGTGTAAGTTCTAAGCCGTTCCATTTATTCAATGGGCAATGTGCAAACTTTAAAGTGCTTTTAATATCCATAAAACAACCACATAACTTGTGCTTAACTTTGTTGATTGTTATTGTGTTACCTTTTATTGGTGTTCCACAAGTTCGTGATCGCTTCTTAAAATGTTTGCAAGATTCACAAATAGCTATTCTATCTTTTGCTAATGTTTTACTGGAAAATATCATAGTTGTTTTTTGATTTGCTTTTTGACCTTTCTAACTGTATTGTATATTGATATTTTAGGTATTCCTATTTCCTTTGATAACTCTGTGTAAGTAATTCCACTTTCATAGTATAATAAAAATAAGTTCTTTTCGTATTCATCAAAGCCATCAATTACATTTTTAATTTTCTGCCTAAGAATTTTTGATAAGGATATAGATTCTATGTTTAGCTTATTGTATAGATATTCTAACTCTTGTTCTGATACATTAATTTTACTTTTAACATATTGTATTTGTTGCTTGTAAAATTGTGATTTCTTAGATAGGCATCTGACTGCTATAATTTTGTTTATATAGCTTACACCTTTTCCCCTATCAAATATCCATAGTAAGTGATTAGAATTAGAAGATAGCAATTGTAAGAATACATCTTGTACAACATCTTCTGCAAGGTGTTTGTTTTTTAGTAGAGATAAGGCAAAAGCATAGAACTTGTTATAGTCTTTGTATAATACTTCTATGACTGTGTATTGTTTCATTTTAGGTATGCATCTATTGTTTCAATCGTTTGGTCGATGTCTGTACAAACTTTGGCAAGATAACCTTTGTCGTTAAGTAATTGTAACACTTCTTTTTGCTTTGGGCTGGCATAATTACCTTTCACTTTTAATTCTATTGCTAATCCGTTGTAACCTTGTCTTGCTTCATATAAAAACAAATCCGGAAATCCACTTTTGTACCCGGTTGCTTTCATTCTTTTAGCTACTGATAAGAAAGTACGCATTCCACCAGCTGAACCATTATAAAAAACATCTTTGTATTTAACATCTAAATACCTACAAACTGCTTTCTGCAATTCATATTCCGGTTGCTTGTTCTTCGATTTTGTTTTTGTGGATTTCTTGTAACCACTCCAAGTGTTTTTTCTTATCGCCATATTCTATGTGGCATTTCCTACAAACTGCCATCAAATTATTTATGTTATCCTTATCAGAACCACCCATACCTCTTGCTACGATATGGTGTATATCAACTGCCTTAGAATCACACACTTCGCAAGGTATGAAATCATCTGCAATATAGTCAAAATGTTTCATATATATTTTGGTGTGCTTTTTCATAGTATTTTCTTACCATTAAGATGTCCACCATTGTGTCGTGGCATTTTAAGTACATCAGCTTTATTATAATAATGCTCTTTAAAAGATGAACCCATTACCAGTTCATAGTTGTTTTTATATACTAATTTGTTATTCTGACAATACACAATGTGCTTTAGTTTTTTCGTGTATTCATCTTCTCTATGGCTTTTATGCCATTCTCTACGTTCTTCTACTTCCATCATTTTAAATATATTTTTTTTAGTATTTCTACCATTACATTAACTGTTATTGAGTTACCTGCTTGTTTATAAAGTTGTGAATCTGAATTAACTTTCTGAGCCTTATAAAACTCCTCATCTGTAAAACCTTGCAACCTCCAACATTCTAAAGGCGTTAATCTTCTTATTTTTTTATCGTTGTAAATATGACTACAATTACTTGCTTGTACTCTTGATGTAATAGTAGGTGTTATATCTTTGTGAATAGTTTGATTGTAACTATCCATAAAATCACCATTTTCAAGTTGAGCTTTATGTTTTTTGTAATTTTTGTTTACTCTTTTGTTGTTTGTTTCTATAATTGTGTTATCAGTAGGACAAAGGGCAGCACTAGCTCTTAAACAATTAGCTATATCATCACCACTTTTAGGTTGCCACTTAAATCCAGTTCCCTTTTCTTTATGTCTTTCTTTATGATTAGAAAATCCTTTTATCATCTTTTGACTTAAATAATATTTATGATTTACATCTTGTTCAAGAATATCTTTAAGTTTTAATTTTAATGGCATCTTACCTGGAAAGTTAAAAGTTCTAAAATGCTTAAAACTTACTATAAAAATACGTTCTCTATTTTGTGGTATTCCGTAGTCTTTAGTATTTAAAACTTTAGTATAAACGTGGTAACCTAAACCATCGTCTATTGTATCCATACCCATCTGACCATTCAATGTACCACCTCCATTTGTTAGCACATCAGTAATAGTTTGATATGTTTTACCACTATCGTGTGATAATAACCCTTTAACATTTTCAAGTATAAAACATTCAGGTTGATTATCTTTAATAAACTCAGCTACATTAAAAAATAAAGTACCTCTAGTTTCGTTAAATCCTTTTCTTTGCCCTGCTAAACTAAACGATTGACAAGGAAATCCTGCAACATATAAATCGAGCTGAGGAACTTCTTTATAATCTCTTGTTGTTATATCTTTATAAAACTTATCAGGTTTATTTAATTCTAAAAAACTTTTTTCTGCATATTTATCTATATCACAAGCAAATACATTGTGATGTGGTATGCCTAGTCTTTTTAAAGCTGCTTCTGGTGAGCCTATACCACTAAAATCTGTTCCTACTTTTATCATTTTAAATAGTCTTTAAGTCTTTGTACTGAACTACGCTCTCCAAGTGCTGACCATTCTGCATTTTGCTGGGCTTTGGCTTTTTCTCTTTCTGTAACTACTAATCCGGTTCTATTAATATCGTGTAGTGTAAGCCATTCCATAATCATACCACCATCAATTCTGTCATATATTTTATGGTTCATTTTAGCATCTTTAAAACACAATCCTATATCATAGAAATTAAAGTGTCTAAATTGCTGACAAATTAAATATGATGTTTCTACAATCTGAGCCTTATTCATCTTGCCCTTGCAATTATAGAAGTCTTGAAACTCTATAATCATTAATGATATTAAATCAATAGTGCGTTCTTCTTCGTGCTTAAATTGACTATACAATGATGGTGGCTTAGCTTCTAATGTAAATAAAACAAGCTTATCCATATTCATTTTTAAAACATCTATTTTAAAATCCTTGCTTATTGGATTACTTATATTTTGCAAGTATTTCTTCTGCGAGATTATTGCCGGTTGGTTTTTCTGTTCCATTTTTTAGTTGGTTTATGATGTTAGCTAAATTTGAATTTATCTGTGTTAGTTTAATTTGCTTTTGTAAGAATGGCTCTAAGTTTGCCCAATTGCTTAATATGTATCTAAATGCGTTTTTAACGGCTTCTAATGAATCATCGCCCTTTGCCTTACACAATCCTTTCAAATATGATATAATCTGCTTTAAGGCTTTGCCCTCTGCACCATTTATTTTGGCCGGTGCATCAAAAGTTTCTTGACAGAATTTGTCATAGACAAATAACAACTCAGTATAATATGGGTTTTTATTTGTATTTACATTTGTAGTTTTAGTATTTGGTATAGGTTTAACCTTTTCGGTAATTGCAATTTCCTTTTTCGGTATATCCATTTTACTTTTTGGTTCATTGCATTTTACCATTTGGTATATTGAGTCATAGTCTACAAATGCATACCATTTTGTCCTATCATATTTAGCCTTATTATAATTGCCTATCTTAATCACATTCTGTTCTTCAAGGCTTTTTAGTATCCTGCCTATTTGCCTATCTGACCAAAAAGGGAATAAGGTATTAAAAGCCTTAACTGAATTGTATGTATAAGTTAAACCATCAAACTCATTTTTATTATTGGCTTTGTTCTTAGAAATCCAGTATAACAAATTACGTATAACAATAGCTTCTGATACTCCGTACCTTTCTGCGTGTTCTGTGTTAAATGAATACTCCATTAATTCGATACTTTACGAATAATATCTTGTTTTCTTTGATTTGATATTTGAGAAAATAAGGGTACGTATTTGTAGAATAACCATATATCAATACACATCTTATCAATCGTTGGTCTTGACAAACCCGATTCACGCATAAGCTGGGCTTTGCTATTAAATACGCTTTTAATCCATTTTTCTTGTGGTGTAACTGCTTTAAATGTTATCATAGTGTATATGTGTTAAAAAGAAAAGAAACGCCCTTAAAACGCTTCTTCTCTATTATTATTTAAAATGGTAAATCATCTTTTTTAAGAACTTCATTTTTTACTTCTAATGGTACATCTTTCCATTCTTTAGTAAACTGTACTTCTTTATTACCATTAACAAAATCAACAAACCTTTCAGCCGTTTTTAATACATCTACTTCTGATGGCTTCAACTCCGGATTGATTGCGTGAAAATCTACACTTGCCTTAAGCATTGATTGTCTAACAATCTTAATCTGTACATCATCTGATTTGCCAAATGATTGTGCTGGGCTTGAACCTTGTACGTTTGGTTGTGCATACACCGGTTTAATCTTTGGAAATTTACCTCCGTGATATTCAAAATCTGTTTCAGCACCAACCTCGAATTTGTTTTGGTCTTTAGACTTAGATGAATATTCACCTACTGAACCATCTTGAAATACAATTTCA